TGCTCCACTTAACCCATATTCAAATCTTTCGATTGGTTCATTTGGTGCTATATCTTGTGGGTCAGCATCACCTGCTTCTTCAGTAGTTGCAGGATTTTCCATAGCATCGTTTGTATCATCTTCAACTTGGTCTACAGTTTGACCTGTTTCCTCTGCTTGTTGTGCTAATATAGTCAATGGAGTTAATTGTTCGAAGTATAATTGTGCATCTTCCCATCCACCATTTGTTAATGCATAATCTATTGTGTTTAAGATTACATTTTGGAATGGAGCAATTGTCATTGTTTGTAAAATAGAGAATGCAGTTTTCATCTCTTCAGACTGAGAACTAAATCCGTTATTAGCAGTACGAATACCGAATAATAAAGGTGAAGTTACTCTGTGTGCTACAAGGATTCTATCTTGTGCGTATTCTGCTACATAACTAAACTTCTCATGTAGATTATCAATTTGAATTATATCAATCGTTGGTTTAGTTAATGGGTCATCATTGAATGATAACATAAACTTACCTGCATTATTAGTACCTGTAAATTTAGCATATAATAAATCTTCTATTGTTTGTCTTTCTTCAGGAGCTGGAATACCACTATTCATATTCAACATCACCATTGGTAAGAAACCATTTAAGATATTGTTTGTATGTAAGTTACTTAATTCAGCTTCTACAATTGAATACTGTAATGCAGAAATCCAATCAGGTAAAGAATAGTAATATAGATTAGGAGTGTAGTTCTTAACATAAAGAATTTCCATTTTTTCATTCGATGTTTCAAATGCAGGAATTAGTTTCTTATCTCTAACCTTTCTTTGGTCATTCCAATCTACACAATAGTAGTAATTTTGAATCTTTGGGTTATCATATATCTTTTCAGCACGAAGTGTTTGTACGGGTATGTGATAGAACTTAATAATCCTTGTATGCTCATCGTTCCAATAGACTTGGAAGGCTGCATTACCAAACAATTTTAAATCGAATGCTGCCCTCTTAACATCCTCCTGTGGTAGTATCTTTTGTAGTGTTGTATCAAACTCTGGTCTCTTAGAGTATACACCCTTACCAAAGATTAAATCTGCTATACCTTCTATACACGCTGCATTAGTTGTTGATTGATTATATGCAAGATTAACTGCATCAAAGAAATCATCGTGTCCATGCACACCAAATGGAATCCATCCATATCTTGTTCGTGTATCTTCGGTAATTACAGGTAAAGTATTATTACCACTCACATTGAAAACATTGAAATTTACTTCTTTCTTCATATTAGTTCATTATAATATATTCATTACTACTATCCGATGATATTGAGCCACTATTTAATGGGATTTGGTTGATGTATTCAGGCTTAGATACTGATTGTGAACCAAATACTTGAATACTACCATTCCATAATTCAGTTGTTCCGTTTATCAACGTAGCTCTAAACTCTTGTCCTGCATACGCACCACTTATACTTGCAGTAAATGAACTCATGCTTTCACATTGGTTATAAGATGCAGATACAATTGTAGCAGTCGTATTCTTTTGTGTCAACATATCCTGTAATGACATTGTCAATGCATTAGATGTAGTTTGACTCGTTCTAAGTGTGTATCCGTTACTGCCAGATATAAAATAAGTAAGCATTATCTCGTAATAGTTTATGTTCTTCTATATTTAACACCTTAAAAAGTAAAAATAGTAGATAAATAAAAAACCCCACTCAACTAAGAGTAGGGTTTAATATTTTTAAAATGCTATACTGATTAGCTATTAGTTCCGTATACAACTGTTGGATTTCCACCTGCCAATCCTGCGAATGGATTTGAGATTGTAGAACCGCTAATGAATGATGCCGGTAATTGTTCCATACCTGTGAACGTTACTGAATAACCGAAAAGGTCACCCATTGCTGCTCCTGTTTGAATTGTACCTGCAGTTACATCTGCACCTTCGTTTTCACCCACTAATAATGATTCTCCATTCATTGTATGAATTACGATTTGAGGTCTACCATAAGCCATAAGCTTTAATTGTGTAGTCATTTCGTTAGTCAACTTCTTCAAATTAAGAACTAATTCTTGTGAGAAAAATGTTGTACCGTTTTCACGAGATGTATTAACTGTTTCAGTATATGCACTTGTTCCTTTAAGTTGGTAATAGTATACTGTACTTCCCGATGGGAATGCAGTTACTTCACCATTTCCGTTTTTAGTGAAAGAACCTGTCGTATAGTTTAAGAAGTAAACGCCAGCCAAGCCACCGATACTATCTTTACATACTTCGTTTCTTCCAGCTGATAAATTACAAGCCATATCTTTAAGTTTTTATTTGTTAATAATAGGGTGAGGATAAACTCCCCACCCTTTATTTAATTGTTATTAGTAAGCTCCGTAGTAAACGATATCTTGTCCGATACCGAATTGTACGCCAGAGGTGAAACGCATTATAACGCGGTAATTTTGACTTCCGTCAATGTTACTCATGTCTAAAACCTTCACTTCATTATAGTCCGAAAGCAAACCAGTTCCAAAGAATAAGTTTGATTTCTGAGCTGCAACTACTTTGTTTGCACTCATACCTGGACACATTACGATATCAATACCATTGAAGTTGTAAGGTTTTTCTCCTACAGTCAATTGGTTGTTGTATCCGTTTGCTCCTACTGAACCACCACCTAATGCAGTTTGGTATGCTTTAGCAACACCTGTACCTACATAAAGTAATAAATCCTCTTTACCATAAACTGCGTCAGGGATAGAGTTTACGATATCGTTAAATTTAGCGATTACGTTTGTAGATGTGATAGAGCCAGAGATTGGCTGTCCACCGATTAATGCAGAGCCAGAGTAAGCTGGGATAACACCAGTTGATACTGTGATTGCTCCTGATACTACTGTTGTTCCAGCTGCAATTGATGCAGATAATAAACCTTCAAAACCTAAGAATGAACCATTTGTGTTAGTTCCTCTCCAAATGTTTATTTCTGTTGCTTCAGCTACTTTACCACCTACATAAGAGATTAAGTAATCATTGAATGATGCAGGGATAGTATCAAATGCACTATAACCCAATTGTAATGCGTTCCATGAATCAACAAATTCTTGCTTACATAATTCTAAGTTAACTTGTAATTCTTTTGGAGTTAAAATTTGTTCAGATATTGCTACACTACCTGAAGTTACGAAATCACAAGAAGCATCTTGTACGATTCCACTTACCTCTAATTTTTGGATAACTTCTTTGAATTTCACGTTAGGGTGAATCTCAATGTATTTATTATCCAACGTTTTTGCACTTAAAAGTGCTGCTGCGATGTATTGCCCTGCGAACTCACCTGCGTAGGTAGAGTTTGATATTGTAGGCAATGCAAAGTTTTGATTTTTTTTCATTGTTTTTTCCTTTTGGAGTTAATAATTTATTTATATAATTTTGATAAGAAAGATGATTGTGTATTCATTGTTTTCTTACCGTAATTTTTTCTATTTAATTCTACTGAAGACATTTTAGTTTCAAGAGGTGCTCCATTCAATTTAGGAAGTTCTTCTTCATCTTCCTCCATTTCTATATCTTCTTCTTTAACTACTTCTTCTTCCATCTTCATCTTACCCATTTCTTCCATCTTCTTCTCCATCTCTTCGATACGATAAGCTAATTTAGAAACCATATCTTTTAATTCGATTTCGATAGATGGTTCTTCTTCAATATCTGCTGGCATTCCATCACCTGTTGAAGGTAAAGGACCTACTTCTTCAGTTGTTTCTGCCATTTGAACATCTTCAACTGCTTCAGCACCATCAGCTTGTGGTATCTCTTCTGTTTTAACGGTTTCAGCATCTGCATCAGCTAATTCAACGTTCATTCTTTCTTCAATCTTACCATCTTTAGTGATAACTTTGATTAAGTTTTCGTTGCCTGCTTCATCTTTCAATGCTAATTCATGCTCACCATCAGGAGCAGGGGTTTTAGTACCATCTTCTGATACTACGAACAAATCTTCACCTACATCGAAAGTAGGGGATTCTACAATTGTTCCATCTTTTAATCTAGCATAAGTTAATCGTACTTCATCTTTATTTAAAAGTGTGATTATCTTATTTAGGACTTGTTTTGCGTTCATAATAAATCTATTGTTTAGTTATTTAACATATGTTATTTAAAAAGTTGTAATTTTTTTTATGTTTATATTGTAAAGTTTCCTGATGATGTAAATGTATGGTAAGTATATCCACCACTTTGTGTTATAGTTCCACCAATTGCTCTCTGTGTTCCACTATATCTTATTATTACAGTTCCATTATATCCAGTTAACCCTTCTTCCGTAGAAGTTACATAAACACCAGCTCCACCTGAACCTGGAGTACCATCACCAATTCCACCATATCCGTTTGCACCACCAGCACCTGCTGCGTAATAATTTCCATTTAACCATATTTTTCCATCTCCACCAGTTCTAAATGGAGAGTTAGTAGGAGCAGATGCTGCACCACCACCGGCACCACCCCACCATCCATTGGTTGAATCGTTTAGATAATATCCAGCTGCACCATCAAATCCTTGACCAGCAGTTCCTAATCCACCACTTCTTCCTGTGATAGAACCACCACCTGAACCACCAGTTCCACCTGTTTCCTGTACAGGAGTTCCTAAACATCCACCTCTACCTCCACCAATAGATTCTAATGAATTAAATGATGAATTAGTACCATTTGCAGAGTCTCTACCTGCTCCATTATATGATGCTCCTTGTCCACCTGTTCCAACTATTACAGGTAATGATTGAAATGCAGAAGATAATGTTGCACTACCTGATTGCCAACCACCTGCTCCACCACCTGCACCTGCTGATAATTTAGAATTACCAATTCCACCACCACCACCACCGGCAACAACTAAGTATTCAATGTTAATAGGATATTTAAATTCTAAACTAACATCAGTAGAACCTAAATACTCACTCATCAATTGGTTTCCTAAATATATTATTGCCATATTATTTTATGTTTATTATTATCCTGGCCATACCATTCTACCACCAAAGTTATATTGTGATACTATGTTTGTTGCAGTTGTACCTGTTCCTGTTACTAATGGTAATTTGTGAACA